CAGATCTTTGATAAGAACAATGTAGAACTAGTTGCTACTGCATCTGGCAGATACAGTCTTACCAATGAGCAAGTCTATACCGTAGTCTTGAGCAATCACAACGGCAGATCTTTCTCTGCAAACGAAGACCTGATCATCCCATCCGTAACACTATCGAATGCTACTGATGGAACAGACTTTGTTCTGAGTATTGCTAAAGATAGTGGAAAACTATCGGACATCAGAGTTACTGATCCTGGTGCTAACTATGACAGTGCTGTTCTGACTCTAGAAAGTCCACAACTTCCTGGTGGTTCTACTGCTACTGCATCTATTAAAGTTTCTGGTGGTAAGATCTATAACGTAGAAGTTTCTTTACCTGGATTCGGATACACCGAAGCACCTTCTGTTGTTATCAGAGGTGTTGGTAATGGTGCTGGTGGATGCGAAGTAGAAACTTTCATCGAGATTGACACACCTGCAGTAAGAATGGGCGTTGCTGTTGATAGAGACGGTGTTACCGAATCTACAACTCCAACACATTTTGGGTATGATTATCCAGTATATCTACAGAATGATACCGAGTATGCACTCGTAGTTGAAACTGATTCTGTTGATTATGAGATGTGGGTATCTAGATTAGGCGAGACTGACATTGCTACAAGCACTGTTATCACCACCCAACCAGCACTGGGTTCTGTATACAGATCTCAGAATACTGAAAGTTGGACAGAAGATATCTTTGAGGATCTCAAGTTTACCATGTATCGCGCAGAGTTTGCTATTGAGCGTCCTGCAGAATTGGTACTAAGAAATGCTTCTCTTGGATATGAATTATTGGATGCAAATCCATTCGAGACAAATGCAAGTTCCAGCAGCAACTCCACATCCAAGTTGTTCAAGAACAACAATGCTATTGTCAAAGTATCCCATAGAGATAACGGATTTGAAACTGGTGGAGATTCTTATGTATTTTACAGAACCGCCAAGACAGTTGGCGGAATTACTGCTTCCACACTAAACAATGGATTGTTCCAAATTACCAACTCTGGTATAGATCATTATAACATTAATACGGTATCTAAAGCAGCTGCTAATGCTATTGGTGGCGGAGATGCAGTTTATGCTTCTTACAATAGAAAATATGAAACTCTGTATCCACAGGTTCATTACCTATCGTTTACTGGAACAACTCTCAGCACAGAAGTCAAAACAACTAACGTTGTCCCTGTAGATAGTTCTACTACCAACTACACTTCTTACTCCCAGAGTGAATATGAAAAAACATTCTTGAATGAGTCTCACTATTTTACAAATCAGAAGTTTATTGCATCTGATATTAATGAAACACTAAATGGTATCACAAGTTCTTTGAACTATAAAATGACCTTGACTTCTACAGTGTCTCATCTATCTCCTGTAATTGATCTTTCCAGTGCATCTGTAAAGACTTCCACAAACAGAGTTGAGAATGCTAAGGGACAAGAAAATCGTTATGGTAGAAGAGATCAAATTATCAAGTTCTTCCCAGTATATCAGTTTGAAGTATCTGGTCAAGGTGGAGCAGACATCAGTGTCAACCAGTCTATCGTTGGTAACACAACCAAGGCATCTGGTATCATCGCCCGTGTAGACGGAAACGTTCTTTATGTAAGATTGAAGACATCCCAATTCTTCCAGAAAGGTGAGGGTGTAACTCTCAGTGACGACACTGGATTAACTGCGGTGGTTGTTGATTCCAATCCAACACAACTATTCTTTGATATTGCTGATGCTGCTACTATTACAGCACGTAATCCAGTTGCTGTTTATAATAGTGTTTCCGAAGGAACAGAAGCATATTACAACATCATTACTGGCAAGTCTGTTGTCTGGAATAGCAAAACACAAGAACTAACCGTAAGAGTTGATACACAACCTATCGGTGATGATTACACTTCTAGAATCATTGATGATGATCAATTTACTAGAGCAGTATTTGATTCTAATGGTGTAACTGATCAGCAAACAGATATCTTCCGTGTTGGAGATTTCATTATGCATCCTGATGCAGATGAGACTAACGAAAGAGCATATCTAGAAGTAGGAACTATTACATACACCAACGGTATTGAGTTTGTTGCAGAGAATACATCTAAGAATGGATCTGCTGCAGCAAAATATGTTACCAAGGAAATTGCAATTAATAGTCCTGCAACTTCTATTGACGTACACCTACTGGCAAACGTCAAAGACATTGCTGATGTCAAAGTTCTGTATAGATTCAAGAAAGCATCCAGTCAAGAAAACTTTGAAGATATTGATTGGGTATTCTTCAATGAAACTGGAATGCCAGATACAGCAGAAATTGCTACCAGTGAAAACACCATTTCTGGTGTAGTTGAAAAGCAATCAGCATATCAGGATCTCAAGTACAGTGTAGCAGATCTACCAGAATTCTCCTCATTTGCAATCAAAATTGTAATGGCATCTGTAGATCCCGCGTTTGTACCCAAGATTCAAGACATTAGAGCCGTAGCGTCCTTCTAATCTCCGCGCATGGATTACATAAAGGTAAGTGGTCACGATGGTCTCGTAAGAGACCAAAACACTGGTGCCATCATCAATCTCGACGATTCTGCTATTGATGCAAGACGTAAATCGAAACACCTCGGTTCCGCGTTAGAAGACATAAATATGTTGAAGAATGAAATCTCTGAAATAAAATCACTACTGAGAGAGTTAATCAAAAATGCCAGCAGTTAACGTCGCAAGAACCGATACCTTTGAACAACAAAGGGTAAAAATCAATGAACTCGGTTCTCAGTTATTCCAAATCAGTAGTGGTGGGTCTGACCTATCTACTGGTAATTTGAAACTTGGTGATGGTTCTGTAACGACACCATCACTAGCGTTTGTTAATGATACCACACTGGGTGTATACAGATCAAGTAACGGTGTTCTTGGTTTTGCAAGTCAAAGCAAGAAACTTGCTGATCTATCCGCCAGTTCCACTAAGTATTACAAAGACTTTATTATTGAGAAGAACAGTCTCGACAGTTTGTTCTTATCAATTCAAAATGCTGGTCAAAACTATGATGGTGGTGACTATACAGACATTCCTGCCATTGGCGGTACTGGTGACTCTGCACTACTAGGTCTCACCGTCGATGGTTTCCAAGGTGCTATTTCTAATACTGGTACTGGATATACTCCTGGTTCTTATCTAAACATTCCACTGATTGGTGGTAGTGGTAGTGGCGCTCTGATTGATTTCACAGTACCACAAATCTCTGGTGTTATCACCAACGCTGGTATCAACTACTATCCTGGAACATATAACAATGTTTCCCTGACTGGTGGTAGCGGCAGTGGCATGGAAGCACAGATTGAGGTCAGTCTGTTTGGTGCTACTGTCACATCTGGTTCTAACTATCCAGATGGTTTGTTCAAGAGCATTACCATGACTGGTGGTAATGGTTCTGGAATGAAATGTAATCTCCGTGTTGTAAATGGCGGTGTACAGCAGTTTGGTGGAGTTGACAGCAGTGAATTTGTATCTGTTACTTCTCAGTATACAGTAGGCGATGTATTAACTGCAGCAATCACCACAACTGGTACACAAACATTTGAAATCAAATCTTCCCTTGGTAACCAGTATTTTATTGATGGTTTCTTAGGTGGAGATTTCAACCTCCTAAAAGGAAAAACTTATGTGTTTGATGTAAGTGATGCTACATCAAGTCAACACCCATTTTACATCTCTACTTCAGCAGATGATACTAATGCTATAATCGATGCTGCTGATGGTGTTGTTTATGAACTAGATGGCGTTACTGTAACTGGAGCAAACTTCCTTGCTGGTTTCTTTGGCGCTACAACTAAGATTGTTACTTTCACAGTACCAGCAACACCTAATAATAACACATTATTCTACAATTGTAGTGTTCATCCAAATATGGGTGGTCAACTAACTCTAGTTGATCCAAGTCCATCACAGTCTGGATTCTCTATGACTGTTGATGATCTCGCTGGTGTTATCTCAACCGTCACTATTACAAATGGTGGAGATGGTCTGTATCAATTAAATGATGTCCTATCTGTTGATCCTTTAGATCTTTATGATGCTAACAGTCTACAAGCGGCGGTAGAGGGTTCTGGTTTTGCATACACTCTTGGTGGAAACTTCGGATCTATTGATGAGTTAGATGGCATTGCAAACTTTGGTCTTGGATATCAGACTGGAGATGTTCTTACACTAGCAACCGCTGTTAATAATGTCAGCACATATGCTAGAGGTGAAATTGAATTCTTAGGTGTAACGTTTACATCTAATGCTGGTGTTACTGCAATTCAATTTACTGGTAACGCTGCTGGTCCCGACACAACATATTCAAATATTTTAGTTTCTACTTTAAACAGTAATGGTTCTGGACTGGTTGTAGATGTCGTAGTCAGTAGTGGTGGTGGAAACACTTTCTATGAGTCTGTAACCATCGTCAACGCTGGTTCTGGATACTTACCAGGAGACACGCTCTATATCCCTGGAGGATCGCTTGGAGGCGCTTCTGGTGCTGTACCAGGATCTGGTGGTAACGACCTTGCTATCTCTGTTTCTACGATTGAAGCAGGAAGTCCACAAATTACTGTTCCTTCTACTGCTGGTGTTGGAGTTGGTGACGCAGTTGAGCTAATTCAAAACATTAATAATCCTGGTCAAATTCCTGGTGGAGCTGTTGTTGTTAGTGTTGATAGCGCAACTCAGTTTACAATCTCTGAAGCACCAACTGTTCCTGGTAATGCAGACCTGAGAGTTACAAACCAAAATCTAACAAACCTCACTGTACCAGATACTTCTGGTATCACAACTGGAATGGAAGTTGTGTATGTAAGTGGTGCAGGTGGAATTATTGATGGAACAACTGTTACCGATATTGTAAGCGCAACAGAAGTTACTTTGTCTATTGCACCAATTACCGCTGGTGCAATGGTTGTAAACTTCGAACCAGAATATGGTGGTGGTACAGGATTCCAGTATACCGTTGGTACACTTGGCGTAATCAGCGAAGTAACCGTTATTGATGGCGGTAATGGATATTCTCAAGGCGATACATTAACTGTCAATGCATTTGACCTCGTACAACCAGAAGTTTACACAGTCACAAACGCTGAAGTTGATATCATCGATTTTGTAAGCAATGTAATTCCCGCCGCAACATTCTCTGTAGGGGATCAGGTAAGAGATGCTGGTGGATCTATCCTTGCATCTACAGTAACCGTTTCTACAACAGTTCCTGGAGCAGCAGATGGTGTATACACAGCAGTTCCACAGATCAATACATCTGGAAATGGTACTGGCGCTACATTTGATGTACAAAGAGACAACACAGGTGCTGTCCTTTCTGCTGTTATTACAACAGGATCCGAGGGATCTTTCTATGCAGTAAATGATACAATTACCCTTGCTGGTGCTGCTGTTGGTGGTTCCACTCCTGCAGACAACCTTGTTCTAACAGTTGACGCTGTTAATGACGCAGGAGATCCTGTTACTGTTAGAAAAGTCAATACATCTGGTGGCAATATTACCACTATTGTTATCGATACCTTTGGTTTTTCTGATGGAGATGTCCTTGTAAGTGAGAATGCTCCTGCTGTTGGTTATGATATCAACACAGCATCACTAGAGTATAGATTCTACATTGATCTAAACGATGGCAACGGTGCTCAAATGACACCATCGTGGACCATGTATGCTGGTAACTCGTACCAGTTCAACTTAGAAGATGCATCACTGGGATCTCACATCTTTGCTCTATCTCAGTTCAGAGATGGACAATGGGGTCCAAGTAGATTTGAAGGTGTAAGCACAACAGTTTCCACAACATCTAAAAATATCATTGTTGCAAGCACAACTGGTATGCTTGCTGGAATGGAAGTTGTAAAAGAGTCTGGTGATGGTATTCTAGCAGACGCAACTATAATTGAAGAAGTTGTAAACGGAACTACACTAAGAATTAATAATACACCAACAACAGAAGGTGATATTGTAGTAACTGTTCAGGGTGCTGAGTACACTACTGGTGTCACTAGAACAGATGCAGATCTAACAGTCAAAGTTACTGAGAACACTCCAACTCTCTATTACTACTGTGCTACAGAAGATCCTGCTCACGTAAATGAAGGAGGAGATGATAATGACGAGGCAACTCTAACTATTGATCCAGTCAATCCAAAGACATTTGGTACTGGTCTTCAGATTTTAGTTACTGATGTAACCACAGAACAAATTGTCAAAGGCGAAGTTCTAACAGGTGAGTTTACTTGTAATCTTCTAACGACTCAAGATATTTCATCACCAGAAGCTACAATCAATGCACTTGCATCTTCAACAGTTGTTGCTACTACTAGCGTAACAACTCCACTACTGCAACCTGCTAGTGGAAACTTAGAACTGACAGTTCCAGAACCAACGCTAGAAAGTATTAATTTTACCGCTCTAGCATTCAACTTTGGTAGTCAATTTGCTATCACTGGTGCAAGTGGTAACTTGACCACTGCTGGATATCTTGAGTCTCCAGAAATTCGTGTTGGTGCAAACTTAGTCATTGACTCTGCTACAACATCTATCACATCTCAGAATACTCAAGACATCAGTCTTGTTCCTGATTTGGGTAGAATTGTACATACAAACACGGTTACTGCACTTGCAGTCCCTGCTGGCAACACTTCTGAAAGACCTGGACCTGGCATTGTAAGAGATGGTTGCATCCGTTTCAACACAGAAACCAGTCAGTATGAAGGATATAGTGTATCAACCACTACATGGTCTTCTCTTGGTGGTGTTAGAGACCTAGACGGTAACACCTACATTCTAGCAGAAGAGACGATTGGTGCTAATGATAACACTCTATGGTTTATCAATGATAATGTCAACACCATTAAGGTAACTCCACAGCACCTGGAGTTCCAGAACATGAAAAAGATTCGTTCTAACAATGTTCTAGCACCTGATTACACTCTTTATAATGCCAATACTCCAGTAACACTAGGTCAATATCTCAAGTATAGAAACAATCTATATGAAGTAACTACCGCAGGTACAACTGCTACCACTGGTAACGAACCAACTCATACCACTGGAGCACAACCAAATGGTTCTGCAGTTCTTACTTTCTGGGGTCTTGCAGTTGCACCACTAGAGTTTGAAGATATTGAAGAACTCAGAATTGGTAAACTTGGTGGTCTTCCACTAGTTATTAGTGGAGAATTGAGATTCCTAGACAATGTAATCTCTACTGATGTCAACGATCTTCTAATCAGACCAAACCCTGGCAAGAAAGTCAAGATTGATACGAATACAACATTGGTCATTCCTAGTGGCACGACAGCAGATAGAGGTGCTGCTGAGATTGGTTCTATCAGATTCAACACCAGTGACCAACTATATGAAGGTTATGATGGAACTAACTGGGGATCTCTTGGTGGTGTCAAAGACGTTGATCAAAACACATATATCATCCCAGAAACATCTCCTGGTGCAAACGAGAACATCCTGTACTTCTACAATGATGGAAACAATACTGTACAGTTGACCACAACTGCTATGGACTTCTTCTCTGTAGATACTATTAGATCTCAGACAAGCAACCAGTTTGAAATTACTGCAAATTTGATGACATTCAATAATGCAGAAACCACACTAGACAACACTGCAGTAGACACTACCTTCTTACATACATCTAAGCAATACTTTGATCTCGGATTGTCTGGTGGTCTAACTGTTGATCCTGTTCTCAGACTCGACAACCAAGGTGATGTGTATTTCAACACAACATTTGGAACGGGTACATTCACTGGTGTCAAGGTATTTGACGGAGATCTGAAAGAGTTCGAACTTGCTGATGTCAAGATTCTAACAGAAAAAATTTCCCTGGTAAAAGGAACTTCTAATAATGGTAACTCTGTTCTATATGCTACTGCAACAAATGCAGGATGTAAGACAGTTGTTATTGCAACCAATCCAACAACAGGTGATAGTGAGTTCATTGAGTTTGGTGTTACAAATAACACAACTGATGTATATCACACTGAGTATGGAAACTTGAGAACTGGTGTACAACTCATCATTCCAACCTTCGAACTTACTCCACAAAATGAAGTTAGAATTAATTTCCTACTGGGTCAAAACGTTGCACCAACAAATACAGTAAATATTACTGTATCATCCACCATCACTAAGAAGTAAAATGCCAGTCAATTTAGAAAAGTTTGATTCTACAGGTGGTTTTTCTATTGATAAAACCACCATTGTAGATGAACTAAGAAATGCTAAGGATATAAACACTTTAGAAATTAAGAATTCTGAGTATTCTGATAGTAAAATTATCAGATATATTCTTAGAGGACTGAATACCGCAGTTCTAGCGTTAGATCCTGTTGGTACACAGATTCCTATTGATAATGCAACACTAAATTTTATTACAGGACATATTATTGCCGTCAATCCTCAGGGTGTAGTGTATTCTGCAAAGCAAGAAAGCACAGCATTATGTGATGGTGCTGGAAATGTTACAATCATGTCTACAATGACAACGGTTATCAAAGATGATATTCCCATCGGTCAGACTTGGAGTATCACACCACAAGGAGCTTCCAATCGTTTTAGTTATAGCACTACTAGAGCAGGTACTACTTCAAATATCAAATGGGTAGTTTCTACTGAAGTTGTAAGCATTGCTTGGGCATGATGCTAAATATAAACGAGGATAAACGGGCTAGGAGCTAGTTGGCACCATGAGTTTTAACATTAATTCCGATAAAGAGACTTTTAGAGGTTCAAAACCTGCTTTTATCGGTGATAATGAACTAACAATTAGGGCAGGAGTTGGGGCAGCTGAGAAAGAAATTCTCAGAACTCAACTCGACCCTGATACATCCTTGCCACGTGTTGGTATCAACCGAACTGGACAGAGAGTAAACACTGTAACCGTAACAGATGGTGGTGCTGGTTACACTGTTGTTCCTTCTGTTACGATTGATCCTCCATCCACTCCTGGTGGTGTACAAGCACTTGCTTCTGCGTTTATCTTCAACGGCAGAGTAATCAACATTGCTGTTAATAACCCTGGTAGTGGATATACATCTGCTCCCAATGCCATCATTACTGGTGGTGGCGGCGGTGCTGGTGCTACTGCAACAGTACAACTTGACACAGTTGACTTTGAACTTGACATCAACGGTGCTATTAGAACCTCCACGTCTATCATTTCTGATACGGCGAGAATTCTAAACCTTGATATTGACAACTTTATTACACCTGACCTAAACCTAAGAGGTCCAAATTTCAAAACATATGTCAACAATACAGGTACTCCCTGGGCTGACAATGTTATTATCCAAAAAGATTCTTACAGATATTTTGGTGCCAACGTTTATCAGGCACTAAACACTGGACAGACTGGATCCGATGCACCTGAGCACGTAGATGGTGTAGTTCTAAACGGAGAAGTCAACTTCAAGCATATTGGTTTCCGAGTTATTGACGAGGAAGCATTTGGTTACAATACTACTGGAGAAGCAGGCGTATTCCCAAGATCTATCACACCACTATTGGGTGACAGATCAGACAAGATTGCTACTACAGAATACGTTCTAAACCTAGCAACCAATGACGTTGGTGGCAGAATCTATGTCTCTCAGCAGATTGGTTCTGACGAAAACGATGGTCGCTCTGCTGTCAGTCCTGTTCGCACTATCAAAAAAGCAGCACAGTTAGCATGGGCAACTCCTGGTGTCAAAGAAACACTGATTGTTTCTGGCGGAGACTACGTAGAAGATAACCCAATCTCCCTACCTCCTGACTGCTCTGTTGTTGGTGACAACTTGCGTCTGGTAATCATCAGACCTGCTAACCCCAAGAAGCACATCTTTAAGTTTGGCGATAAGAACTACGTTACTGGTGTTACTTATAGAGACCAAGTTGACGCATTTGGTGATTCTGTCGCAACTTGGGATTTTGCGATGGTATTTGACGATAAACAGCGTGTTATCGTTGATTATGATACCAACGGAGACTTTGGAACTAACTTCCCAATCGGTCACCAAATTTTTGGACCCGATCAGTTCCGTCTAAGCTTCCAAGATAACACAGGTTTATCACAACTACAAACTGGTCTAGAAATTGTTGGTATTAACTCTGGTGCTAGAGCAGAAATTATTGATGTATCTTTCACAACCACAATTGGTGCTAGTGCATACCTAACAGGTACAATTGATGTTACACTGAAGTCTGGTTCCTTTATTCAGGGTGAAAGTTTTAGATACCTAATCAGCGGTTCTGATGGAGGTAGTTTACTACAGTCATCGTCAGAAATTTACGCATCTAATACTCTCAAGTTTAGCAGCAATCCAGAAAGTGTATCATTTACTGGTGGTGTTTATGTTGCTATCGATGACGTTCCAAATACATTCTTTACTGGAACTCAGTTCTACGAAATCATTGAGGTAAATGATAACGAGGATGTTGAGAATAGCATTCCTGCTACTGAGTGGTACGTATCATTCTCGCCAATTCTAGGCGCACCTACTTTTGATACTATTGGACCATGCAACTTCACCATCAATGATGCAAACATTATTGTAGAAGAAATTGATACCACTGAACTAGTTTCTATTAGAGCAGAAGGTGAAGTTGTATCTGTTGATGAGAACATCACAGCAACTCTACCAATTCAAAGAATTGATTTCTCATTACAAGGAGACCCATCTATTACTCAAGATGGTGTACATTCTGCACAATTTGGCAATGCCGAAGACCTTGGTGGTGTTGTATTCTACACCAGTGAACTAGTCGGTAGAACAAACTTCCACGATTTCAAAGAAGGTCAGGAGATTGAAATTAGCGGTCTTCCTACTGCTGGTCCTGACTTGTCTGCATTGAATGGTAAGCAGAGAATCTACAAAGTTATCGAAGACGCTGACGGTCGCTGCAGAAGATTCGTAATTCCTAAGAAGTTCCCAGCAATTACAGATGCTAACTTCCAACCAGGATCTGCTGCTGTTGTAAAGTCATACTCCAAGAGTATCACCCTATCCCTACTAAACTCTCCAAACAAATTCCCACTATCTTCTCCTGTTGATAGAAGATATCAGGATGCTGTTACCTTCATCCGTAACAACAGAGATTTCATCGCTGATGAAGTTGTAGGAAAGATCAACGACCAATTCAAGAAAGAATACTACTCTGTATACGATATTGGCGGTGCTGTAGATTCCGCTTACACTCCAACCAATGTAACATACGATCCTGCTACAGGTGATGCTGTATTCACAGTAGCAAACCATGGTCTGACGGTTGGTGATGGTGTTAAGATTGCCGATGAATCCATCACATTCACTTGTACGATGGACGGCAATAAGACAGAGCACGCTCTGCCTGAATCTGACCAGTATGCAAGTGGAAAAGCACTTCCTATCACTGCCGCAGACACAAATACCTTTACTGTAAATGTAGGTGCATCTGGAGCAAATCAACAGTGGACTCCATCTGGTGCTTCTTATGACCCTGCTACTGGAGATTTAGTTCTCACAATCGGTACACATACACTTTCTGTTGGTGAAGGTATTGTTATTGATGATAACTCCCTGTCGTTTACTTGCGACATGGATGGATATCAGTCGGTTAAAACATATCCTCGTCCTGGTATCGATCCATTTGCTGGTAGGTCTATGCCTATCACAGCAGTTGGTGCAAACACTATCACTGTAAATGCTGGTGCATCTCAACCAAACCAGTATTTCCAACCATCTGCGGTAAACTATGATCCTTCCACTGGATCAATGACTTGTCAAATTGGACAGCATGGTCTTGGAGTTGGACGCAGTGTAGTTCTTTCTGATAATTCGTTTACATTTACTTGTGATCAAGATGGAGACGCAACCCAGCACACCTATCCACGTCCTGGTTCCGACCCATATGCTGGTCAGTCTATCCCTATTATTGATGTTGGATATACGGAGCATACTCCCACTGACGCACCTTATAATGCTGCAACAGGAACGGTAACATTTACAGTTGCTGGTCACGGATTTACTAGTGGTGACTATGTACAGATTCAAGATGGATCTCTCACATACACTTGTGATCTAGATGGAAATACCGCACAAAAGACATATCCACGTGCTGGTTATGATTATCCATCTGGACGTTGGATGCCAATTGTGGTTGTTGACGTAAATACGTTTACAATCAATGTAGGATCTTCCCCATATACGGGAGCACACACGTTTGTTAGTGCTTCTGCCAATGCGATCAGAAGACAAGATGGTTGGATGACTATCAATGTTGGTAGCGCAGGAACTGCATCTGGTTCAGTTCACACCTTTGTTTCTGCTACTTCCAATGCAATTAAGTTTGAACCACAATCTCCACATTCGTTTGTTGGTGCAACTGCTAATGCTGTCAAGCATTTACCACAGTCTGCACATACATTTGTCAGATCTGTATCCAACGCATTGAGTGTTGGTGGTTCAGAATTCAAGATTTATCTTGGTTTTACAAGTCAAACGCATACGTATGTAAGTGGCGGTACGGTTACGTATGGTGGAAACTCTTACAATATCACAAACTTTGTTTGGGATAATGTAGTCAGTGGTGCTGCAACAGTTACTCTAGCATCTCCAATCCCTGGAATCGCAGAGGATGACACTGTTCAGATCAACAACATTCTACTGGAATGTGATAATGGTCAGAAACTATATCCAAGTTTCAGCATTCCTGTTGATGATGATCAGTGTCGTGAAGACGTTGTTCACTTCTTGAATGCTCTATCTAGAGATCTAGAATTTGGATCTAACTTTAACGTAATCGAAGCTGCTAAGAAGTATATTGTTGGTGCCAAGGTTGCATATGTAGAGAATGAGATTATTCAAACAGTTCGTGCAATTGAGTATGCTAGAGAACTAGCAACCTTTGCAATGTGTAACTGGAGAACTAATAATAGAACTCCAAGTGATCCTGTCTACACACCTGTATATTCCACTCTACCAAGATACTTTGATGATACTGTTATCACAACAACAGCAGGAACACCTGCTTGTGCTAACGTAGCATCTGCTATTGATACTTTATCATACCTCTGGGTAGACGTTATTGCAAATAATGCTTCTGGAACATATCTAGATGCAGCATATTTGATCGCTCGTAACAAGGATCTTATTGCTGATCAGGCATATCTAGATACTCTTGTTCAGTATCCAGCACTAGCACTTAATAATGTAGATGAAAGAAAGTGCAGAAGAGATATTGGATTCATCCTCAAAGGTCTTGTAAGAGACTTGTGCTTAGGTGGTAATTCAGGAACCGTAACTAATGCAGAGTTCTACTACACTGGAGCACAACTAACAGGTATTGATTCTGCATACTTACCACAAACTCTATATGCATATCAGCAAGTAAGAGATTACGCTATTGCTGCAATGCGTAACTGGACTGATGGTGCTGGCACTGCTGTAACTACATCTTCGCCAATCCCACAATTCACTGACGGAACTATTCTTGCTGATCCTGGAAACCCAGATTGTGCAAACGTAGCATCCACAATTACAACATTATTCGCTCTACTAGAAGATATTCTAGACGGTACAGTTGCTCCTGGTGCTACAACTAAGAACACAGGAACTCTGTATGATACTTCACAAATTCTAACCTATCCTGACAGCTACATCTATGATCAGGATGGCGTCAGAATGGCGGTTCGTGGTGACTTTGATGACTTCCCAATTATTGAAGCATCTCCTTACACCCAGAACGCATCTGTTATCTCCTTCCTAGGTGGTGGCGGTGCTTTAATTGACGGTTCTAAGGTCAAGCAACCCAACTGTCCTTTCCCTGGTCTGGAACTAGACGGTTCTGCATCCTTCCCCAACCAAGGTAAATCGATGGTTGCTGCGGCATTCACGATCGTCTCCTTTGGTGGTACAGGATATAAAGTTATCAACGATGGTTATACCCAGTTGGTTTCGGTCTTTGTTATCTTCTGTTCTGATGGTGTCCTCTGTGAGTCTGGTGGTTATGCATCTATCACCAACTCCGCTACCAACTTTGGACAATATGCACTAAGAGGTACAGGATTCAGAAAAGATCCATACGTCTTTGATATTGCAACAATCACCAATGTATCCGCAACTCCAACTGGTAGAACTATTCTAACAGTTAGTGGACTTGGAAGAGAACCTCTTGAGCACTATGTCGTCAAGATTGATGGTGTTACAAACACCAATCCTGAAATTGAATACTTTATCGATGCTGTTGGTTCGGTAACTGTTGGTCCTCCTTTCTCTGCACAGTTGACCATCGATGATGGAACTGGTCAGGCAATGGATCTAACCAGTATTGCTACTGGAAACCCAGTTTCTGTAGGAACACTAACTGGTTCTACAATCAACCTACACAGACCATCCATCGTCAACTCTTCTTCCCACACTTGGGAATTTGCAGGTTCTGGTATTAACTACCTAGCACTACCCGAGAACGGTGGTACTAAGGTTGAGGCATTCGAACAAGTCTCTGAAAACTATGGTCGTGTTTATGTTTCTGGTACTGACGAACTTGGTGACTTCAAGGTTGGTACATTCGCAAGAATCGAAAACAGAACTGGTGCTATTACTTTCACGGGTACGGTTACGATCTCTGAAGTTGAATTCTTGAAACTGAAAGGTGGCGACGTTGTTGTTACTGGTTTCGACGCATCCAACACACTTGGTGGTGCTAACGCAACTGACTCTAAACTACCTACTCAGAAAGCAGTTAGAGACTACATCACCAACAACCTTGGTCCATACATCAACAAACCATACTCCACTAACGCTGTTCCTAGAGCACTGGTTGAATTGACCGACTCTGGTAAGATTTCTATCGACCAGATCCCAGCACTCAGACCATTCAGTGTCTACACTGTTCCCGATCAAAATGCAAGACTTGCTATCGAAGGCGCACTTGCTGGTGACATCGCAATTCAACAGGATACATCTACATCGTTCATTCTGAACAATGATAACTCCAGTCTGTTCGCTGGATTCCCTGTAGATCCCACACTGCAGTTTACTATCAATGATATCTTCACTGGTAGTATCTCTGGTGGTAGAATTCAGGCAACTGAATACAGAACTGGTGTAGTCTACCAGATCAATATCACTGATGGTGGTTCTGGATACACTTCCCCACCAACGGTTACAATCTCTGGTGGTAATCCTGGACTAGGTGCAATTCCTGCACAAGCAGAATGTACCATTGCTAACGGCGAGGTTGTTACCGTTACAATCATCGAGTTCCAGGGTATCAAGGGCGGTAAAGGATATACAACTCAACCAACTGTTACGTTTGCTGCTCCAACTGGTGCAGGTACACAAGCACAAGGTGATGCATTCATCGAAAGCAGACTGTACGGTAACATTGTTAATAACGTCAAGATCACCGATACTGACAATATTGATTCTAGTGATGTTCCTCCAGTTGCTGTCAACATTAGCAGAGTCGTCAATACTTCTTCCAGCAACGCTAATAACTGGGTATCTCTATCCTCCAACCAGATCGCTGCTTCTGACATCACATCTGGTGTTCTAGAGACTGACAGATTGGCAACTGGTGGTGCTGCAAACTCCTTCACATTCCTGCGTGGTGACCAGAACTTTGCACTTGCAGTTCAGTCGGTCAAGGGTTCTGAAACAAGATACTTTGCTCAACTCTACTCTAACGTAAATGCTGGATCTAGTTCTCTGATCTTTACAACCAACTCGGATGTATTGATTGGACATGAAGTTCTAAACAATGTTTCTGGTATCCAAGCCAATACCAATATTACAGGTGTTATTACTGCTGCTGGTCTGACGACAGTTTCGATCAACAACCCAGTCACTGCTACAATTCCTGCAGGAACCATCATCGAGTTTGAGCGTGGTGGATCTCCAATGATCTTCGAGTCCAGCTACACTCAAGGTGGATTCATCGATGACGTTATCATTTCCTCTGGTGGTAGTGGATTCACCAATGGTCAATACTTTGACGTTGGATTGTCTGGTGGAACTGGCACTGGACTACGTTGCAACGTGATTGTTGCAAACAATGCAGTCACCGAGATCACTGTTACTGACGGTGGTACTGGATACAATGCTGACTTCTCAATCACAAATCCACCACCAGAAATTGGTGGAGGATCTGGTCTGGTTCTAGAAGCAAAACTAAGTACAGTCAACAGACAGTATGCAAACGTTTCTATTGACGTTCAGAGAGTTACTGATCTGACGATCTCCTCTGACCTGTATGGAACGATTGGTGTTGCAAGATTTAAGAAGTCTCAGTTCACCATTGGTCAATCTGGAAATGGTTCTGTCGATCTAAACGTCGGTCCTGACTCTGGTCTTGACGCTGACCTTCTCGACGGCGCACAAGGTTCCTTCTACCTGAACTCTAGCAACCAGAACGCTGGTACGCTACCAACAGATAGACTGTCTGGTACTTACAACATTGACATCTCTGGTTCTTCTGGTAACACACTCAGAGTTCTAACTGGTACTAACAACCCAACATCCAACCCAACTCCAAACTTCTTCCAAGAAGGTATTGTTGCTAACACTGTAAACAACTCTTCTAACCAGTTGTTAGACGGTGGTAACAAGCACCTCGTCATGACTATCAGACAGTTTGGTAGCAACTTTGACGCATCTGGTGGTGGTGTAAGACAACTTGCATTTACCGACAATGACAACATGTGGTTGCGTGGATCTGGAACTGGTGTTACCAGCTTCGGTTCCTGGGCAAAGATTTGGTCTTCTCTAAATGATGGTGTTGGATCTGGTCTAAACGCAGACAGACTAGATGATAAGCAAGGATCATGGTATCAGAATGCTCTAAACATTAATGATGGAACACTCTCTGATAACAGACTTCCAAGATTTATTAGTCCAACAGTATTCAGAGATACTATTACCATCAAGTCTTTCAATGGCGATCCTAAGTATCAAATCTATGTAAGTGGCAGAACTCTAACTACTTCTCCATTCACTCCTGGTAACAACGTCAACCTGTACAACGCAAATGGTCAGGGTACGGGTCAGATCGCAATTGACAACATCATCGTCAACGATGACACCGCTGACAACTTCAATGACTACACCATCATTGTTGGTAGACTAACGACTGGTAACTTCATTGGTGCAATTAACATTGGTAGCACTGCTATCAACGTACCATTCCAAGAGTTCACTATTGAAGATGACAACACAGTAGAAGTTGCTAAGTGGGAAAGTGATGGTGGCACAGCAAACCTAAGACTAGGTAGAAAGGACGGAGTTCAATCTTCTCCTGGTCTATACTTCAACTCTTCTACTCAGGCAGCAAACTACAACTCAGCAATTATCGCTTCTGGTGGTAATGCATCTGACGGATCTGGTACTCTCAACGTACAGGTTGTCAATGCTGATGGTTTCTCTGTCAACGGTAGCAAGGTTTGGAACGAAGGTAATATCGAATTCCAATCTGCAAACATTGCAAATACAGCAGTCAAGCGTGATGCGAGTGGCAACTTTGCCGCTGGTACAATCACAGCATCTATCACTGGTGCTGCTTCTCTGAACGTTCTCAAGGCAGGCGATACCATGACTGGTTCGCTGACCCTAACTGGTGCTGCATCTAACTTCCAAGTACAAGGTACAGGTACATTCCTGAGCACTGTTTCTATCACAAACGATCTTGCAGTTGATACCGACACA